CATCTTAATATACGCATTAAAATACTCAGGCCCATCAATATACGATGTGTCTAAAACCGCAGGGTTGTTAGTAATTTCATACTGATTGTCCATCATGTAAGATACTGTTTTCATTTTAAGTTGATGCTTAATGTCATCACTAAAATTAAATAACAACTCATAGAGGTCTAATGAGTTTTTGGCGTCAGGATTAAACTCCCTAACATTAAAAAATCTTTGTACTATGATGTTATCATTTACCATCATTAAGAATTCTAATTTTGTTGATTCTTGTTCTTTCATATTTATTTTATTTGTTTGTAATTTCTTTTTTCTTTTCTTGTTAATTTCATGAATGGTCTAACAAAGTTAACCCAAGCATCGTCACCTTTTGGTAGGAACTTAAAGAACCCATCTTTCATCATCATCTTTAAAAGATTTTTATATCCTCGTCCATCGGGGTCTAAACTTTCTCGATAATATAATTCAACTAATTCTTTTGCCTCATCAGTTATTAATGGTTTTGACAAATCTACTATTTTTTCATTAATAATAAAAAATTCTTCACCGTATACCCCTGTTTTGGTTTTACCTGATAATAAATTTTGTAATACTTTATTATCTTTATCTTCCTTTAAAAGAGTCTCAGCCTTTATTAAAATATCGGTAATAGTTACCGTTCGGTCAAGTAGTTCAGGGAATAATTTAACTAAAGTTTTCTCCCCTAAATAATAAATTCCGTCTATATTATCTGACTTATCTCCCGATAATATTTTATATGTTTTAATATTCTGATGTGGGAATTCATGGAATTGAATCTTTATCTTATCACCGTTTTTATAAACTTGTTTTGAGTTTGGGGAATAGATTGACACCTTATCTGAAATAAGTTGTGTCAAGTCTTTATCTCCCGAAAAAATGGTTTTAATTTCGTCTTCAGATATTTGACAATAGTATGCGATTAAATCATCTGCCTCATTATTATCAATGACGATTTGTCTAACGAACATTTCTTCCAAATACTGTTTAATCCTCTCCTTTTGTTCATCAAAGGAGTCTTGTTTAAACTCATTGAAATCACTTCGTCTGTGTTCTTTATATTGTGGATAGATAAGTCTTCTTGCTGATGAGTTACTAATGCCATCCCAAAACACAACCACTTTATCAAAGTTTTGTTCCTCGATAAATCTTCTGATTGTGTTTATGAAATGCCAAGTTCCTCCAACGTGTCTTCCTTCATGATAGAAATCTCTAACACCGTGAAAACCTATTTTAAAAAGATTGTTTCCGTCAATTATTAACGTTTTAATCACTTAGTTTTTTTTATAATGTTACGATTCTCTTTCTTCTCTCAAATCAAAGTCACCATCGGTTCCGATGATTTCTTTCCAATAATCCGCGTATTCTTTTTTGTATTTTTCAATTGACGCTTTTTCTTCTGATGCTTCTTTTCCTGCAATAAATCCGTGTGGTGTTACAATGATTTTACCGTCTTCATAACCTAAACCATTAATGTGGTTTTTCATAACAGATACTTTAGTTCTTGACGCAAACTTAATAGTTCTTTTGTCTTTAGTTGCGGTAATTTTAGTTGTCCCCGCGCCCTTTTGATTTCCAAATAAGAAAACTAATGATGAGTTTAACCAAATCGCCTCACCACCTTTAGCTTTAATTTTTGGTTGACCAAATGGATTGTCAGGTAATTCAACCCAAGGTTGATTAACAATGATTAAAGTATTTTCAAATTTCGAATCCGCCTTACGACTTCCTGAAATACGTTGGTTAATACCCATACCAATCTTATCGGCTAATGTAGATGCGTTATGTTGTTTACCACCTTTACCTTCGTAAGTCATCTTACAAGGAACAGAACCAACTGAATCCCACATAAAACATAAACTATAATCTAACTCACCTTTTTCTTGAGCGTCTAATAAGGAATTAATATAGTCAGTAATTTGTTCAATATAATCAAAGTTATTGTTGAAGATGTAAAACCCGTCCCAATCTAATTCACCTGTCGCCTCATCAACAACTTCCTCACAATCAAAACCCATAAGTTTTGCGTGTTCAAAAGACCATTTTTGTTCTGTAATAATGAAAACAGGAAGAATTCCTTTTTTCTGAGCGTCAACCGCAGTTTTTACCAACGCAGTTGTCTTTCCTGTATCTGAGTGACCTAAGAACATATTTAAATGTCCTATAGCAGGCCCTGGTAGTCCAACGGCGTCTAAAAAGTCGTTACCCAAATCAAAAAATCTTTGTGGTTTATATTTTGCAGATGTTGAGAACTTATCTTTAATCGATTTAAAATCGTTTTTCTTGATTGCCATAAATGTCTATGTTATTGTTTTTTTTTAGTTAAAAAATAAGAGCTTAGACACTTACATAGACATTGTGTCCTAGTAATTGTCCAAGCTCATTAGTAATATTAGAACGGCATATCTTCGTCAGGTTCTGCGTTCGCTTGTGGGTCTGAATTTACTTTTTTAGATTCTCCACCCATAGAGATTTCACCTTGAGATGAGTCTCCGTATACATAACCACCTTTGTCAGAATCCCAACGTGGAGTTTCTCCACGAGCAATAGATTCAAGGTATTCTTCAGGTTTTTTAGAATAAACATCTTCCCAAGTTAACTCATCCTTAATCCATGCGTCCGCAGACTCTTTGTTTTCATGTACAGGAGCTGGGTCGTCATACATAACAGTTTGAATAACCGTATACGTCGCACCTTTAGGTGTTTTTGCTTTGGTTAACTCAAGAATAATGTCACGACCATTATCGGGGTCCGTGATATCACCTTTAGCTCTCCAAATAGGAATAATCTTATCTAAGATACCCTCGTTTTTGTAATTGTGTTTGAATCTCCAAAACTTAACTCCATCAGACTCGTTATCACGGTCGATAACTTTAACGATGTAAAATTTACGAGATAAGTATTGTTTCGCTAATTCTTTATCAGAATCTTTACCTGTTGAACGTAGTTCTTCATAAACTTCATTCAATGGTGAACGCTCATTGTCATTCTTACCTGGGTCATAAAATTTTTGGAATTTCCCGTCAACCTGAATCTCGTGGTACCAAACTTCTTTAAATGGTGAAGAACCATCTGGTGTTGGTAAAATACGTAGTCTTCGTTGACCTTGTTTTTCAGTATCCTTAAGGATAGCTGCGAAGTATTTTTTCATTCTTTCTTCTTGTGTGAATTTTGAGGTGGAAGAAGAACCACCTTGTTTCGCTTGCTCGTATTGAGCTAAAACCGCGTCTAATGAATTTGTCGCCATATTTGTTAAAGTATTTAATTGATTTAAATAAGTATAAGTACCAACTATGGGTTTGTCAAATAAATTTTAAACTAAAAACGGTCCGAAGACCGTTTTATATTTTACCTAACTTGTTTGAAAGAATCGATTTGGTCATCTAACCCTTCAAAGTTTCTAAATGTTTTTTTAATATCGATTGGTGAATAATCCTCAACATCGTCTTTGGTTAAAATATACTCATTTTTTCCTGACTTTTCCATATCTTCTTCTTTATCTTCGAAGAAATCTGTTAATTTTTGGTTAAATGGCCCTGAGTCTAAACTTCTAAGTTCCAATTTTTCTTGAGGTGTCTTTTCTCTATATTTTTCAACTTTCATTTCTAAGTCATTCAACTTATTCATGATATTATCCATTTCACCTAATTTACCTTCTAAGTCTGTAAGGTGTTTGAATAAGTTATCAAAATATTCTTCTTGTTTTTTCTCAACTTGTTTTTGTGAGTTAACTAAGTCACTAATATCAAGTTCCTCAGTCTTACCTTTTTCTTCCCCAACTTTTTCAACATCAGGGTCAGTTGCAACATCAACGGTTGTTGGTTCTGGCGCAGGTGCCGCAGGTGGTTCAACTCCAACAGGTGGTGGAGGCATTGCTCCTGCATCCGCTGGCGGAAAAACTCCTGGGTCGGCAGGAGGTAAAGCTCCTTCTTCAGGAGGTGGAGGTAATGTTGCCTCTTGTTCGAAGATATAATTGTTAATGGATTTATATCTTGAGATTTCCTCAATAATTCTATTGTCTACTCTTTTCATTTGTTTAACCGTTTAAAAGTTGTTTCACCCCTGTTAGAGTTTCAACCTGAATCTTTTTATTTTTTGTCATTGTATTATCAACTCTTTCAATTAAACCATCTTTCATTCTGATAGTGTAACAATCTCCAGTGTCTAAATCACATACTTGTTTAGAACCATCACCCAAGTCTTTCTCAGTGCTTCTGGTATTTTTGCCTAAATAGTTGTCTAATATTAATTTTGTGTTCATAATAGTGTTTCTATATAAATATCGTTTATTATTAAAAAATTACTTAATTAGAGCCTTTGAATAAATCAATGGCCTTTGTAACTTTAGATTCAATATTTGCCTTGTCTGTTGCAGACATTTTATCATAGACATTAATTGGATTAAGTCTTATTTCTGTATTAGCAATATTTTCATTTAAAATCCAAAACTTACTAATTTGTGATACGCTATCATCTGATAGTGAACTCATTCTTTGTGACCATCTATTAACCATCATGGTTACAACATCAGAGAACGAATCAAAAACCGCATTAGGGTGATTCTTACTTGAACAATAGAAATTTTTGTTAGTGTCAAAGTATGTCTCAGACCCTCCCCAATTTTGGTCTATAGTAATTCCACCAAAGTTATTTTCGTAAGTTGTTAACCCAGTACCATCATTTGATGCCAAATAAATTGTAGAGAATATTACTTTTTGTAATTTTACATTACTAGTCAGACCCTTAATAGTCGTTATTGCGGTTTTAAATGTTATTGTAGTCTTTGTTGGCCCTGTTAAAGGTTTCCATGTTGCGTATTTAGAATCAGGTTGACAAGTCTCTTCAATCGTATTATTTATTGTTGTACTATCTTTATCACTAGATTGAGTAACAACATTATCTGTTTGACCAAGAACATTAGTACTTCGACTCTTTTCGGCTTCAGCACGTTTCTGAGTATCAAGTTTATTCTTTTCGATAATAGATTGTAATAAATTAGTTTTTAAAGTTTGTAAGTAATTATCAATTTTAGGTAATGACGCCGTTGGTTGTCTAATACCATCAATAATAGTTTCAAAACTACCAGGTGATATACTATGATTAACACTTGTAATCATATAAGGACCACTAAACATAGGTACGTATCTTAAATTGAAGTACATTGTTGGTTGTATCATCGCGTTGCCCATCATAGACACTGTACAAGAATAACTTCTATTTTTGTATAAGTTATATAACGAGTTGCTTTGTGTGGAACCACCTCTATTACCCCCTTGATTTGCCATTTGATTTAAAACTTCAAGAGATTCTGCGGTTGCTTGTCCCGCATCTTGAGAAACTGTAAACCCATAAAACATAGATTGGTTTTGAGGCCCAATATCAACGTTAAATCCTACAACCTTATTAGATTTGTCCCAATCATTCTTGTTAGTTAAATCTTCAACTAACGGATTATCACTAGCCCTTCTTAAATCAAACGCATCATTTCTATATCTAAAATCAACATTGTTTTTTAAATCTAATTGTTCACTCGGTTTACCTCCAAAAAAACAAACCATTTTAGCGCTAGATTCTCTATAGTCAACATTCATAAAAGTACCGAATAGTGTATTAGCAAACTCTAAAGTACCTTCTACTTTTGGCTTTGGGTTTTTAACCGCATCCTGAACATTATAGAAATTAACATATGACGGTAAATTCATTACAACAAAGTTATTCTCAACCAATATTGATTGTACAAAACTAAGCATTGTTGCTTTTGGGTTTATATTAATTAATCTGTTTTTTAATTTAAAAACATCAACTAATATCTTATCACCAATATTTCTACTCGCTCTATCCAATAATAAAACATCTTCAAACAATGTTTTAGTCTTAAAGTCATTCCCCGAAATCCACTTATCATTAATCGCCTTGAATGATTCCCATAATTCGACCTTTGTTTGAGGTCCTTCTAAAACAGAATCGATTGTTGATTGTGGAGTATTATTAACATTAGGTAAAGCCTGTTGTAATTTAATAATTAAATTGTTAAATATTTTATTTTTAAAATCTAAGGAGTCTTTTAGATACTCATCCATTAACCCAATAAATTTTGTTTTATTCATAGTAGACTCTTTTAGTTTTTGAGTCGCATAAATTTTAACTATAGGTGAAAAATTAATTATATTATCTACGGTAAACGAAATGTTTAAGTCAACAAAAAAGTCAGTAATATACGAACCATTGTCCCCATAAGCCAATTGTGGTATTTCAGAAAACCCAATGTATGTTTCTAAAGCTCTCCACTCATTAGGGTATAAACTTTTTGATGATGATAAAGTAGTCGGCCCACCACTTACAGGAACGGCATTAGGGGTTGTTA